AGCTGGCGAAGTCGCTCAGGGTCACAGTCACTCGCCGACAGGGCCGCGTCACCGGGGTCAGGCTGATCGGCACCGCGAAGACCCCTGAAGGTAAGAAGCGGGACCTTGCATCGCTGAACCGTGGCCGTCTGCGTCACCCGCTCTACGGGAACCGCAAGCACTGGTATGACCAGCAGGTCTCGCCGAACTGGTGGGACGATCCGTTGATCAAGGGTGCCACCAAGGTGCGCAAGGAGATCGTCAAGTCACTCGACGACGTGGCGAAGAAACTCGCCCGGAAGCTCTGAGTCCAAGATCCAGCGACCCCGCCAACTCCTGACCGGCGGGGTCGCTGCTCATGTCCAGGTCAGGAACAGGTCAGGAGACCGCAATGGCAGTGAAGCTGAAGGTGACGTATCTCGACGAGCGTGAGGTCGTGGTCATCGCGTCCCCGCGCGCGCAGGTGATGACGGAGCAGTTCATCGGCGGGTTCGTCGACGAGCGGAAGGTTCAGGCGGGCTACTACCTGGCGTGGGCCTCACTGAACAAGGCGGGCAAGGAGTCCAGCGACTACGAGACCTGGCTGGACCAGATCTCCGACGTCGAGGAGGTCGAGTCCGAGGTGGTCCCTACACTGCTGGCTCAGCCCGACGCTTCCTCGTCCGACTGAGCGCACAGACCGGCGTCCCGTACTCGGTCCTGATGGATGAGGACTGGGAGACGCTGCGCACCTACGAGGAAGTCCTCGCCGAACTGAACCGCAACGGCGAACCAGAACCCGACGGCTACCAGACGCTCCTTCAACAGGCGCAGAGATACGGGGGCTGACTGATGGACATCGGCTTCAACATCCTCGCCCGCGACAAGGGCGCGTCGGCGGCCTTCGAGAAGGTCTCCAAGAGCATCGACGGAACCACGGCGGCGATGGCGAAGGTGGAGAAGGCGACCGATGCCGTTGCCGTCGCCAGCACCCGCCTGCAGAAGGCGCAGTCGACCGAGGCCGACGCCATCGGCAAGGTCCGCGTCGCGGAGTCGAAGCTCGAGGAGATCCGCAAGAACGGCAAGGCGAAGGCGTCACAGATCGCCGCTGCCGAGGAGACCCTCGCCGCTGCACAGCGGAAGGCGGCGTCCGCTGCCGACTCATCGAGGACTGCATCGAAGCGGTACTCCGACAGTCAGGCTGCCGCAGCGAAGGCCGCGAAGGAACTCGGCGATGCTCAGGAGGCCGCGGGCAAGAAGTCGAAGAAGCAGTCGTCCGACCTGGAGAAGGTCGGCAAGGTAGCAGACTCGACCGACAAGAAGTTCGGCTTCCTCGCGGCCCGCACCCACGGGCTTACGGCCGGGATCTCAACCGGGTTCGGCAGGGCCGCGGGTGCGCTGGCGGCATTCGCCGGGGTCGCGGCGCTGAAGGGCTTCATCGACGACGCCCGGGAGTCGGCGAAGGTCGGCCGGCTCACCGAGGCTGTGATCAAGTCCACCGGTGGCTCGGCGAAGATCACCGCCGATCAGGTCGGAGATCTGGCGACCGCGATCAGCAACAAGACCGGCGCGGATGACGAGGCGATCCAGAGCGGCTCGAACCTGCTGCTGACGTTCACGAACATTCGCAACGGTGTCGGCAAGGGCAACCAGATCTTCGACCAGGCCACCCAGGCTGTCACCGACATGACCGCGGCACTCAACGACGGCCAGGTCACGACCGAGGGCATCAAGACCTCGAGCATCCAGCTGGGCAAGGCGTTGAATGACCCGATCAAGGGTGTCACCGCGCTGCAGAAGGTCGGCGTGTCGTTCACCGCTGACCAGAAGAAGCAGATCAAGACCCTGGTCGACTCAGGAAAGACCATGCAGGCCCAGAAGATCATCCTGGGTGAACTGAACAAGGAGTTCGGCGGCGCAGCTGCTGCCGCCGCCGACCCGATGCAGAAGCTGGGTGTGATCGTCGGGAACGCGAAGGAGGCGATCGGCGGGGCGTTCCTGCCGATCGTCGACAAGGCCGCGACGATCCTCGGCCGAGTGATCCCGGCCGCCATTGGCAAGGCTTCCATAGGGTTCTCGGCGCTCAACGCCGCGTTCCACGGTGAAGGTGTCACCAGCAGCGGGTTCGTCGGCGTCATGGAGCACATCGGCGTCATGGCGCGATCGGTGGCGAACGTCTTCCAGTCCGCAGTGATTCCGCGGATCAAGGACTTCGGCGCGTGGGTGGTCGCCGTAGCGGGCAACCTGGTGGCAACGTTCGGTCCTGCTGTCAAGGATGTCTTCGGGTTCTTCAAGACTGACGTGCTCCCCCGACTGCAGGCCTTCGCGCGTTACCTCGGGACATCGGTCCTGCCGAAGGTCGGCGAGTTGGCCGCTGCGCTGTCGGAGAACAAGGACTTCCTGGTCCCGTTCGTTGCGACCCTGCTGGCTGGAGTCGTCGTCTTCAAGGCCGTCACCCTTGCGGTGAAGGCGTGGGCGGCGGTCCAGGCCATCCTCAATGTCGTCCTCGCCGCGAACCCGATTGGGCTTGTGATCGTCGGCGTCGCGGCTCTTGTTGCCGGCATCATCTACGCCTACAAGCACAGCGAGAAGTTCCGCCAGATCCTGCAGGGTGCGTTCCGTGGGATCCAGGTGGCTGCCCAGACTTTCGCGCCGCTGGTGAAGGCTGCGATTAATGTCGTGATCGGCGTCTTCTCGCTGTGGTGGAACGTGTTCGCCAAGCCGATCCTGACGCGATTCGGCGCAGCCCTGGCGACGGCTTGGGGGCTCGCGAAGAGGTTCGGCCAGATCACAGCCGCGGGATTCACTGCCATCAAGGAGCCCGCCCGCGCCGCGATTGCGTTTGTGATCGGCAGGTTCCTCGGCTTCGTCGGCGACATCCTCACCGGGGCATCGAAGGCCTTCGGTTGGGTGCCGAAACTGGGCCCGAAGCTGAAGGCCGCTGCCACCGAGTTCGGGAAGTTCCGTGACGGCGTGAACGCGAGGCTGGCCGGCATCAAGGACCAGACGGTCAACGTCGGGATCAAGTACTCCTCGAAGGGCGTGAACCTTTCCGCACCATCCAGCGTGGGCAGATTTGCCGACGGCGGTGGAGTGTTCGGCGGCACTCGAGGCCAGGACTCCGTTCCAGCGCTGCTGATGCCCGACGAGCACGTCTGGACCACGAAGGAAGTCAACGCCGCCGGTGGGCACGGCGCGATGAAGCGGATGCGCCGTGCGGCGCTGGCCGGCGAACTGAACGGCTACGCGGCGGGCGGAGCGGTCGGTTTCCACATCAACACCCGCACTCCGTCGGCAGCCGCGCTCGGCAAGGCCGTCGCCGCGCAGGCGCTGAAGTCTGCCGGACCGTACATCGCGGCCGGCGCCAAGCAGCTCGCCACGATGGGCCCGTCCGGTCCGCCCGGGGGAAGGCACTCCTTCCGCGGGCAGACCCTGAACTCTCGCACCATCAGCATGCTGCTGAACGCGGAGCGACTCCTCGGCCGCGTCTTCCACATCATGCAGGGCTCATATTCCACACGGGTGTCTGCGTCGGGTTCCACCCACGCCGGCGGTGGCGCGATGGACACCGACGGTCCGGGCGGATGGAACACCGCTGTGTCGGCACTACGCCGTGCGGGGTTCGCGGCATGGCACCGGTCTCCTTCGCAGGGGCCGTGGGGGCATCACATCCACTCGATCGCGATCGGCGACCCGAGCGCATCCCCGGCGGCGAAGGCGCAGGTCCGGTCCTTCCTCCATGGCGGCAACGGCCTCGGCGGCTACAAGCGGGGCACTCCCTGGGTCCCCAACGACCAGCTGGCGCACCTGCACAAGGGCGAGGCGGTCATCCCCCGCAAGGTGAACGAGGCCCGCCTGAAGGCCAGCGGCGGCGGCGCGCAGACAGTGGTGCTCGAGTTCCGCAGTGACGGGACCCCGCACATGGACTGGCTGGTCAAGGAGTTCCGCAAGTACGTCCGCGTGCAGGGCGGCAACGTCCAGCACGTGCTGGGGACGGGCCGATGACGAACCAGATGACGATGGAGATCCTGACCTCGACCGGCCCGATCGTGTGGACCGACATCTCCGACGACGTCTACCAGCGCGACCCGCTGACGATCACTCGGGGCAAGAGTGACGAGCAGTCGCAGGCCGCCCCGCAGAGGATGTCTTTCACTCTCGACAACCGCGACGGCAGGTACTCGCCGAGGAACCCGCTGTCGCCGCTGTTCGGGAAGATCGGACGCAACACCCCCATCAGGTGCAAGATCGACAACGGGACGTCCCAGCGGTTCTACGGGGAGATCTCCAGCTTCCCTCCGCGCTGGGACGAGGGGCACGCCGACAACTATGTCCCGATCGAGGCGTACGGGGTGCTGCGGAGGTTGGGGCAGGGGCAGCCTCCGCTGTCGAACGCGCTGCGGGACTGGGTTCTGCAGCAGCCGACGCTGGCGGCGTACTACCCGCTGTCGGGTGGCGAGGACACGAAGTACAGCCAGAACATCGCGCCCGGGAAGACGGGCTCGTTCTTCGGGTCCGGTGGCGCGGCGTTCACCTACGGCGTGGACATGGGTGCGGCGTGGCTCGGGACCGGGATGCAGGTCAACGCCACCGGTGATGTGCCGTACCTGCAGGGCGTCGGGAACGCGATGGGGTCGAATGCCGCGCTGGACTTCACGTTCTCGTCGCTGGCGATGGGTGTCCTCGACGTGCAGCTGTGGCCGACGTCGGACTCGTACTGGAACCTGCGCCTGAACACCTCGGCCGACGCGTGTACGGCGCAGGTCTGGTACTACGACGACACGGCCGGCATCCTCGCGGAGACCGCCACCGGTGTGATCACCGAGCTGCGGGACACCGAGCTGCACACGTGCCGGTTCGAGCTCGACACCGTGGCGGGTCCGAACGTCAGCTACAAGGTCTACATCGACGGCGTGCAGATCGACACGGGCACGAACTCGCTGGGCCAGACGCTTGCCCGGGTGCCGTTCTTCCGGTTCCACTACTCGCGGTTCGTGAACCAGACCTACGTCAACCTCGCGCACCTCGTGCTGTGGGCCGACAACACGGCGGCGAACATCCCGCTTGTGCAGGACTACACCGCCGCTGCGTTCGCGTATGCGGGTGAGTTCGCGCTCGACCGGATCTTCCGTGTGGCCGCGGACGGCGATGTCTTCGTCGATGTGTTCGGCAACTCAGACGAATCATCGACGATGGGCCCGCAGTTCACGGAATCCAGGCTCGACCAGATCCGCGACTGCGAAACCACGGACATGGGGATCCTCACCGATTCCCGCGTCGACACCTTCGTCGTCCCGACCCTGAACTACATCGCCCGTTCGGGGATGTACAACCAGTCGACGTGGTTCACGCTCAACTACAACGCGGGCCAGGTCGTGGCTCCGCTGGAGCCGATCGACGACGACCAGACGACCCGCAACGACGTCACCGCCACCCGCAGGGAAGGCGGCAGCGCCCGGTACGCGATCGACACCGGGCCCTTGTCGACGCAAGACCCGCCCCATGGCGTGGGGCACTACGACACCGAAGTGACAGTGAACGTCCAGACTGACGGGCAACTCCTCGGGATCGCGTCATGGGTTGCGAACTTCGGCACGCTGGACAAGGCCAGGTGGCCTTCGGTGACGGTGAACCTGAACGCGCCCGGGATGAACTCGATACTGCGCGCGAAGATCCTGTCCGCCGACATCGGCAAGCAGTTCACGATCACCGGGATGCAGAAGGCATTCATCTACGACGACGTGAGCCTCGTCATCGTCGGCTACACCGAGGTCATCGATCCGTTCGTCCACACGATCACCTTCAACTGCATGCCGGCGGAACCCTTCATGGTGGCCGAATACGGCACGGCGAGGTACGACGCGGACGGCTCCACGGTCACCTCCAACATCACCGCCACCGCGACGTCGCTGTCGGCAACGAAGTCGGGAACCACGCTGTGGACGACGGACCCGACGGCGTTCCCGTTCGACATCCGGGTGGGCGGTGAGCGGATGACCGTCACCAACATCACCGGCTCGACGTCCCCGCAGACCATGACCGTTGTCCGCAGCAAGAACAGCGTCGTGAAGGCGCAGACGTCGGGGACCGCGATCGCCTTGTGGAACACGCCCCGCTACGCGCTCTAAGGAGGACCGATGGCCTTCTCGGCTGGAGACATCGTCATCGCACCGGGGGAACCTGATGTGCAGGTGTTCACCGCGAACGGGACCTGGACCAAGCCTGCAGGTCTGCGGGGTGCCATCGTCGAGGTGTGGGGCGCCGGTGGTGGCGGTGGCGGTGTCGCCTCCGCCAGCGGTCAGGGTGAAGGCGGCGGTGGCGGTGGCGGCGGGTACGCCAAGAAGCTGTTCCAGGCCGACGAACTCAGCGCCACCGAGGCGGTCACCGTCGGCACAGCGGGCACCGCGGGCACTACAGCCCCATCCGCCGGTGGCACCGGCGGCACCTCGTCGTGCAAGACCGTCAGCGCTACCGGCGGGGTAGGCGGCGGCGGCATGACAGCGGTCGCGACAACCGGCACGGCAGCCGGTGGGGCAGGCGGCACCGGGTCGGGCGGCGACGAGAACATGACCGGCGGCGACGGCGGCAACGGGCGGGTCCTCGCGGGACTGGCCGTACTGGCGGGCCACGGAGGTGCCGGCGCGGCCGGTGGTGGCGCGGCCAGGGAGCCATCCAGTCAGGGTGTCGGTTCGACCGGCAAGGCCCACGGTGGAGGCGGCTCGGGAGCATTCGGGGTCTCGTCTTTCGCCGGTGGCGCTGGGTCCGGCGGGCGCGTGGTCGTCACAACGATCTACTGAGCAACCTCGCACCGGCCCGGCCCTCGCCGACAGCGAGCCCGACTGAACCGACAGCCTTGGGGATGAGATGGCAATGAAGCGGAAGATGTGGCTGTTGCGCTGGCAGGCGCGACTGTCGGCGACACCGTTCTCCCTGTTCCTGTCCCTCGCCCTGGTGCCGGTCGGTGTCACTGCCGCCGTCCTCGGAAGCGAGGTATCCAAGGCAATCAGCAACGTCCTCCCCGGCGAACCTCTCCCGCATCTGTGGGGCGGCCTCCTCGCGGTAGCCGGCGCGATCACACTGCTCGGCATTGCCCGCGGCTCCTGGCTCGCTGAGTATGTGGGGCTGCAGTTGATGGCGTTCGGGCTGCTGTTCTACGCCGTGTGCTGCTATGCCGGTCTCGGCATCGGCGGCGTCGTCTCCGGCTCGTTCGCGCTGGCCTACACCCTGGCCTGCTGGTACCGGTCCAGGACCCTGTACCAGGCGGCGAAGGCGAGCGCGCAGGAACGCCACGACGCTTCTGCCAACCGGGGGGAACGGGGGCCTGATGAATGACGCCACTACGCGGTTCGTTCTGCAGGTTCTCGCCGTCCTGCTAGGAGGCGGCAGCGTACAGCTCATCCTCCGGCTGGCATTCAAGAAGAGCGACCTCCGCAGGACCAACACCGAATCAGATTCGGTGGTCGTCACGGCAGCGAACAACCAGGTCGTCCGCCTTGAGGCCGAGCTCGCGCGGGCATTCGCCGAGGTTGAGAAGGTCCGTAGCGAACTGTCCAGCGAACGCTCATCCCGCTCGGCGCAGATCACCGAGGTGCAACGGGTCAACACCCAGCTGGGGGTCGAAGCGCAGGCCCGCAGCAACGAGATGGTCGAGGAGTTCCGCAAGGAGAACGAGCGCCTCAACCGGGTGATCGTGAAACTCCAGATCGACCTGTCCAAGGCGAACGCCAAGATCAGCGTCCTCGAAGGCAAGTGATTGGTCCTAGGAACGAGGTCAGGAATGGCACCACCGATGACGAGGTCGCAGACGATCGCGGCCATGAGCAAGTGGAAGGTGCCGGTCAAGTACTACGCCGGCTGGGACACGAGAGGCCGCCCCGGCGACTTCTCCAGCATCAACGGCATCATCATCCACCACACCGGCAGCGACTCGCAGAGCGACGACTACCTGAAGTTCCTGTTCGTCACCGGCCGCCCGGACGAGGGCATCCCCGGCCCGCTGTGCCACGTCTCCACCGACATGGACGGCGACCTGTGGGTAGGTGCCTCCGGGCGCGCGAACCACGCAGGCAGAGGCTCCAGTGCGATCCTCAACGAGGTCATCACCGAGTCCTACAGCGGTTACCGGTCCCCCGAACTGAACGCGGGCGCGGACAACACCGACGGCAACGCCCACTTCTACGGCAACGAGGTCCGCTTCGACGGCGGCCAGCGGATGACCGACAAGCAGTGGAACTCAGCAGTGCTGTGGGCTGCCGCGATCTGCGACCACTACGGCTGGTCCGCGCTGTCCGTCATCGGCCACCGCGAATGGACCGACCGCAAACCCGACCCGGGTTGCACCAAGATGTACGAGTTCCGCGCCGCGGTCAACGCTCGCCTGTTAGCCGGCCCGCCGGGTACCACCCCGAAACCCCCCGCAGGAGGAACCATGGCACTCGATGCCACAGAGATCACGCAGATCCGCGCCGCTGTGCAGGCTGAGATCGAGGAGTACTTCACCCGGTTCTTCGTCAACCCGACCGGGACCGGTACGGCCATGCGCGCTGACATCGACGACATCCAGGCCACGGTGCACACCATCGCGGACGCCGTTGCCGCACTCACGAAGCCGAACCAGTAATGGCCACAGGTGACGGGCTGAAGAACACCAAGGCTTGGGCTGCTGCCTACGGTGGCGCGGTCCTCGGCTTCGTCGCGCCCGGTGCCGCCTACCTGCTGACCGTGGACAGTGACGGCATCTCGGGCACCGAGTGGACCCATGGTGGCCTGATCGCCGTCGTCGCCGCAGTGGCTACGGGCGGGATCCTGGGTGGCGTCGTGCAGCGGGTGGAGAACAAGCCGAAGGACACGCCGTGAACGTGCCCATCTGGATCTGGGTGCTGGTCGGCGCGATCCTGTTCGTGCTGCTGCTCGGACTCCTCGGGGTCGGCATCAACATCAACTGATCTCCAGCCTGGGCCTGGCTTCCCGCGTCCCCGCGCCCAGGCTGGACCAACGCAAGAGCCCCGCCCTTCCATCAGGAGGGCGGGGCCTTTCCGCGTTCCCCGAGCAAGGCCATTGGTCCAGGGAGGCGAAACCTACCGCTGCCAGTCCATCTTGCCGACTTGATCCCGAGCCTGCTTGAGACCCATGCGCTGGTCGCTGTCCACAGTCTCCCGGATCTCGTCATCCAGCCAGTTCATTAGTTCGACGGCATCGACATACCTCGGTACCGAAGCCTTCTTGCGCCATGGCCAGTCCATCAGATGCGCTCCAACCGGGTCAGCACGTACGACCGGTCATGCACCAACAGGTGCGAGTCCAGCGTCCCCGTCAACGGGGTGTCCCAGTAGATCTGGATCCCGATCGACAACACCGCCACGACAGTCCCGGTGCCGTAGTCGCGGGACCGGAACCGGTTGCCACGTTCGATGTCGTCACCCGGCTGCTTGTCGTTGCGGTGGTCTACCTGTGACTCAGGCGAGATGCCGTACAGCTCGCGGCGTGGCTCGGTCATGACGTCACCTTCGGGAGCGCCTCGATCAGGTCGGCATCCTTCGCCCCTTCAAGGAACGTGCCGCCGATCATCATGGCCGAGGGCGCCCACCCGGACCGCACCAGCGCCTCGGCAGCGGTGCGGCGCATCGGCTGCTGGTCGTAGTCCATGCCGACAGTGGCGAGGTGGTCGACCAGTTCGTCCGCCGAGGCGAAGACCGGAGTGACGGGACTGCCCTCACTCACGGTCTCGTAGAGCACCCAGCCGAGCTCATCCTCGGGTGCATCGAAGTCGGGCATGTATGCCTCGCGGGTCGGCTCGGTGGCGTACTCGCTGTACGGGTAGCCTGCCAGCAGTTCCTCGACGGTGCTCGGGAAGAACTCGCGGACCACCGTCTCGCCGTCGTCCGCGTAGACCTGATACGGCTGCGGCCAACCTCGCGTGCCGTCGCGATTCTCGAAGCCTTCGGGCGAGTGGTATCGCATCAGGAACTGAAGGTGCTCATGCTCACCGGCTTCCCATTCGACGCGTTCCCGCGCCCACTTCTCATGCGCTGGGGTGAAGGACTCGCCATAGAGCGGCACGAACCGCTCGGTCTGGCCATGTAGGCGCGAAGCTGGCTCACCTCGGCGCGCACGTCCCAATGCCTGGGACTCCCAGTATGGGTTGAACTCGACTGGGTGCTTCCATCCGACCGGAACTCTACGTACCTCGCGGCTCATCGCTCCGCCTCCTGTTTGGCTTGCTGGATACCGTCCCACTGCTCGGCCATGCAGTGCACCGCGTGCGCGGCCAGCGGAAGCTCGCCGGGCCGGGTGGTCCACCAACCTCGTGGATGATTGGACGCGGTGAGTCGCTTCCCGCACGCGGTGATCATCGCCCTGCCGTCGTCCTCTTCGCGGACAATCTGGTGAGCTCTGATCGGGTAGCCGTAGTACGGGTGATTGATCGTGTTGCAGATGTCCATCGCCCACGTCACTGCGCCTGGGGTCGCTGGTTGCGCATCCGGGAGGACGGAAGGCTCCTGCTCTGGCTCGCTCATGCGGTCACCTCCTGAACGTACCGGTTGAGTTCCGCCCACTGCGCCTCGGTGGCCTCCACCCTGAACACACCGGTCGAGTACCCCTTGAAGAACTCCCGCTCGGGTGGAGGCTGGGGAACCTGCTCCCACGTCACACCGGACGAGTTGAGGTGCCGGCGGAACAGGTGCGTGGCGATCGCACCATGGACGGTGACCGTGCGGGGCTCACTCATCCGCGAGCCACCTTTCGAACTCGGTCACTCGCCACTCATCCCGAAAGCCTTCGCGGTCGGCGTACGGCTCAGCCAGCAGGCGCACCGTCTCGCATGGCCAGTCTGCGTTAGCGCCAGCACCACCAGCGCAGCATCTGCACAGCATGCCGATGCCTTCATGGAGGTGCGGCGCGTGCAGCGCGAGGATCTGCCGGTCGGCTGCGATCCGGGCCAGCGCGAAGGAATCCGGGTCGGGCTCCAAGAACTCTGAGATGTACCTCTCCCGCGGTATGAACTCGGGCCGCCCGCCATGCTCCCAGCGAATGAACATGAGTCCGTCATCCGCTGTCATCACTTCGGCCAACTCCATGCCCTCGCGCGGCCGGTACCTTCCCGCCTCGCGCTTCTCCTGCTCATCCCAGACCCGGGTGAGCCACTCAACCAGGTCGGCGGTCATGGCAGCTGCTCCCAACGCTCGCCAGTCCAGCGGACCGTGATCCGCTCCTCGGTGTGCTTGTCGACGCCAGACAGGTGGTCGTAGACCTCGGGGATCTCGTCATCCAGGTAGGCATCCGACGTGAAGCCGTTTGGCATGTGGTACTCGATCTTGGGGCCGCCCAGGTCATCCACGGGGGTCACATCAGATCCCTGAGCTTGCTTGGACGAGCCGGTGCATCCAGATCCTCCAGGAGGGCTTCGAACGCCTCAACTGGGATCGTCACGTGCGCCTCAATGGGAGGTGGCGCAGCCTCGTCGACGTCCTGCTCGCGCTTGCTATCGTTCGTCACAGCTGAACTCCTTAGTCAGTTCGGCTACTGCGCCCTTCGCCCCGACAGGCGGAGGGCGCTCTTTTCGTCTGTTCAGACTACCGCTTGGCGCACTCAGGGCGTGTCGGGTCACCACACGTCTCGTGGCCGATCACCCGCACCCCACACCCGGTACAGGTGTACAGGGTGGAGTTCACGCCGTCGCCGTTCCGGAGGTTGAGCACGGCGTCGGTGGCCTCTTCCGCGACCTGGGACGGTTGCAGGCCAGGCTTGATTGCAGCGGCGTAGATCAGCCGCCAGATCTCGTGCCGGGTCGCTCCGTCACTCACCCCCGCGCTCAGGGAGGCGACTACCTGAGGCCGCATGAACGGCTGCGCTGCCTCCAGGCCGCTCCGGACGCGCGCGACAAAGGCTTCCTCGTCGTCCCCCTGTCCGCAGTCGATCCAGTCCCGGAACGCCTCCACCGCCTCGTCACTCACCCCCGCCGACAGGGCGGGAACGTTCGCTGGCGGGGCGTTGTGCTGGCGGTAGATGAACAGGTCCCACGGACCGTCGTACTGCTCATCCAGTTCGGCCGCGTGCTGGAACACCTTCTCGGTGATCTCGTCCGCCACCTCGTCACTTGCCGCTGGCGGGATCTCGATCACCAGGAAGCGCGTCCCCGGTTCGTAGTCATGCTCGGGGGCAGGCTCTACAGGATGGGCGGCGGCGTACGCCTCGGCGAAGCGGTCGACGTGCTCGGCGTACGTGTCGACGCCGGACTCCTCGTCGCGCTCGATACCCTTATGCAGGTCGTAGTCCGCGTGCGCGACGACCTTCCGCAGAGCGGCATCCACGGCCGCACGATCCAGGCTCACGACAACCTCAGCTCTCCACGGACCCAGCCGTTAGCCTCAGCCTCGGTGGCGAACCCCTGCTGCTGGACCTCGCGGCCGCCGAACAGGGAACCGATCCACTCCGGCTCGCCCCACTCGCGCTGCCCCTGCTCGACGGTGCCGGCGACCTCGCGCGTCTCGCGATCCCGGTAGGTGATCATGATTTCTCCTCGCCCTTGCGCCCACCCAGCTCCGGGGGGACCGCCTGGATGACCTTTACCAGCGCCATCTGCACCGCGACCATGCCCTGCCCCTCCAGTGACTCGTCCAGCACGTGCAGCCCGTACGCCTTCAACACCCGACACACGTCGTAGGCCATGCCGAGCGGCAGATCGCGGGCGGGCGTGTCGAGCGGCTTGATCTCCAGTGTCATCTCTTGCGCCTCCAGCGCATCCCGCAGGCTGTCACTCACTTGGCGCCTCCGATCCGTCGCACCATCTCGGCGTTCGTGGCCAGCATGTGCTGGAACCACCCGAACAGCACCAGGATCACGATCGTCCCCACCACCAGCGAACCCACACCGGCCGCGACGAACAGCATGCCGAACGGGTTGCTGTCGGTGCTGGCGACCCCGTTCGCGTCGATCGTGGCCGTCGGCTTGCTCACGTTGGCGCCGATCGCGATGTAGATGAACGAGCCGATGGCGTTCAGCACCAGCAGCACCCACTTGAGGACGCCGATCAGGCCGGCGGTTCGTGCGGCCTTGGCTGGGATCTTGTCGGACGGCACGTAGACCGCAGGCTGCTGCGGCTGGTCGGCGCCGGTGTAGTGGACTGGCGGTCGGTTGGCGTTGAAGTCACTCATGATGTCTCCCCCTGTAGTTGCTGCTGGAATCACGGGATCTGCTTCCGGGTGACCGTCGAGTACAGCCCCGCGGTCATCTTGATGCGGTACTTGTCGTAGGCGTCCAGGCTGTGCCCCTCGCGCATGATCGACGTGACCCGCGGCTGGGCGTGGGACAGGCCGTACGCGTGCCCCAGCTCGTGCGCGAACACGTCGGTCCACTCGCGCCCACCCCCACACGCCGTCCGCTGGTAGCCGGTCAGGTTGACCTTGATCAGCGGCCGGTTGTAGTTGACGCTGTTGCCCAGGTCGTAGGCCTGGTAGCTCGGCGGCAGCGTCATGGCGCACGTGTTGCCCATCGCCAACTTGTCGGCCTTCGTGAACGGGACGAACGTGACGTACCGGTTGCGCGGGAAGCCGTGCGCCGCGCACTGCCCGGCCTTGTTGTACGCCGACACCTTCAGCCGGGGGTCGATCGCCCGGTAGATGCGCGCGACCGCACCGAGCGGATGGCCGGGGATGGACGAGTCGATGCAGATCCACCGGCTCGGCCAGCGCCACCCCTGGTACCAGCAGTACCCGTACGGGTCGCCCTCGTTGGCACACGACGCCTTGGTTGTCGCGGTCGCGCCGGCAGTCAGGTACTCAGGCGGCGGTACGGCCTTGGTGGTGGGTGCGGCGAACAGTCCGGCCGCGACGATCACCAGCACCGCGACGACGCGCATCGGGTTGGCGTTGAACTCGAACACGATTGGGCTCTCCCCTGTTGATCCGGCGAGCCCGCTCGATGGTGTGTTTCAGAGCGTCCGTGGCAAGCCGTGGCTTTGATAAGGCATACTATGCAGCATGAGAGAGCGTGGCGCAATATATTCGCGGATCAGCGATGACAGAGAAGGCCTTGAGCACGGCGTCATCCAGCAGGAGGCCGACTGTCACAAGCGCGGCAAGCGGGACAAGGTCCCCATCGCGGATCACCACGTCTACAGGGAGAACGACCGCGGCGCCTCCCGGCACTCGAAGAAGAAACGCCCCAAGTACGAAGCGATGCTCAAGGCAATCGAAGCCAGAGAGATCACCGTCGTCTACGCCTACTCCAACGGACGTCTCACTCGCCGCCCAATGGAGCTCGAGGATCTGATCCAGCTGCACGAGCGGACTGGCGTACTGTTCCGCACCATCGTCTCCGGTGATGACGACCTCGCGACAGCAGACGGCCGGATGGTCGCGAGGATCAAAGCGGCGGTGGACGCGGCGGAGGCGGACCGGATCTCCGAGCGAGTGAAGGTGAACACGGCAGTACGCGCCAGGGCCGGACGCGCTCACGGTGGCCAGCGTCCGTATGGCTGGCAGGCTGAGGACCGCACGCAGCTGGACCGCAAGGAGCACAAGGTCATCAAGGAAGCCGTGAAGCGGGTATTCCAGGGCGACTCTCTCCGCTCCATCGCCGCCGACTTCAACCGGCGCAACATCCCCACGGTGATGGGTGCGCCATGGTCGATCTCAGGTATCCGCCGGCTCCTGACGAATCCACGGCTGGCCGGCATCCGTGTCCACCAGGGCAAGCCGGTCGGCAAGGGCGACTGGAAGCCCGCGATCACGGAGCTCGAGCACCGACGGCTCACCCGCATCCTCACCGGCGAGGACCGGCGCACCGCGTCTGACAACCGGCGCAAGTACCGGATGACCGGACTCGCGATCTGTGCCGACTGCCGCATCCCGGTGGTCCTGCGGATCAACTCGCAGAAGGACCGACCGACACGGCAGTTCTACGGGTGCAAGCAATGCGGGATGATCCGCAAACGCGAGTGGGTGGACACCTACACCGACGGCGTGATGGAGGAGTTCCTTCGCGGCTACAAGCCGAAGCCACCGATCGCCGCAGACGAGAGGGCGGCACGGGAAGCAGTTCGGTTGCGCACGAAGATCGAGGACACGAAGGCGACGTTCTCCGAGTCCGACGTGATGACGCCGGCCGACCTGGAGAAGCTGCTCCGCGGCCTGTACCAGAAGCTTCAGGCCGCGGAGGACAAGGCGACCCCGCCGACGGTGGATGCCGTGCTGGATGGCGTGACGGGTGAGGACCCGAAGGTGCCATGGGTGGACATCCCGATCGAACGCCAGCGCCGGATCATCGACCTGTTCTTCACTGTCGAGCTCCATCGGGGGAGACCGGGGATCCGCACGTTCGACCCGGAGACCGTGCAGTTCGTACCGAAGTAGTGCCTCGCCGGGGTCCGGGGCGAGGCTGCGTTCAGCCGAGCGGCAGACAGACCTTCACGCCGAGAAGGTTGAGCGTGCATGGGGTGGACGGTGTCACCACAGGCAGTGTGACTGTGACCGTGGGGGTCGCCGGGAGGCTCACGGTCGGCGTGCTCGGATCGCTGGTCGGTGACTTCGTCGGCGTCCTCGTTGGCTTGGTCGTGGGCATTCGGGGCGGCTCCTTCGTCTTGGCCGGCTGCGTTGCGGACGGCAGTGCGGCCGGTGGTGGGGTGATCCGCATCGGCACTCGCGGAGGTGAGGTTCTCCGCGGGGTCGATGTGGCGGTGGGTCTTTTCGTTGGCTTGGCTTGGCGTGGCTGCGTGATCACCTGACCCGGCGGGTCGTTCGCCCCCGGCGGGCCTGGGTGTTCTGCGATGACGGCCCCTCCGACGGTGATCCCGGTGGCCATGAGTGCTACAGCGGCTCGCTTGTAGCTGCGCAGCCACTCCCCCAGTCCCCAGATCCCCGCTCCGAGAAGCCCGCCCTTGATGAGCTGGAACTTCCGCTTCCTCTCGCTGCGGTCCCTTTTCTCGGCCGCTGCCAGTCTCCGCTGCAGCTCGTCCGCTGCCGCCAGCCCCTCCTCGATGCGCCTCCGTAATGCCTCGTATTCATCTGGCATCTACCACTATGTACACGAATTCACCACGCAGAGTAAGACCTCAGCTACCTGAGACTCGATCACTCATCCAACGGACCGGCCCTTCTCGATTTCATCCAGCCTGGCAAGGGCGTCGAGGAGCTCGGTGCGCTTCTCAGCGATCTGCTCGCTGGTCAGCGCCGGCTCTTCGATGGCAGGGGTGAGAGTGGCCGCATCTACCCCCAGTACTTCGGCCACACGTCGCAGGACCGCACGTCTCGGTTCACGGCGGTCGCGCTCGATGTTCTGGACCGTTGCTCGCGAAACTTGGGCATGGCCGGCCAGTTCTTCCTGGCTCAGACCAGCCTGTTCCCGCAGGGTCCGGACGAGATTGCCGCGTGTCTGATTCTGCATCGCTCCCTAAGTTAGGCCTAAGTTCCACATTGGTCAATATCCACGCTTGACTTAGGCTCAACTTAGGCCGTAATGTGGCTCACATGAAGCTCAACGTCAAAGCCCTCAAGGCTCTCCGCGAGACCAGCGGGGACACGCAGATGTCCCTGGCGCAGCGTGCGGGGATCAGCGAGGTGGCGTACTGGCGGATCGAGAACGGGATCTCCGAGCCTCGCCCTCGCACTGCCGTGAAGCTCGCGGAGGCTCTGGGTGTCCCTGTCGGCGCGATCTACACCGCCGAGCAGAGGGCGGCCAGCTGATGCCGCGCCACGGAGGTTCCAGCCACCGCGCCTCACGCCGTAAGCACGCCGGCCACCGAATGCACCGCAAGACCCGCCTCGCCCGCCTGAAGGCGAACGTCGGTCAAGGCCGCGGCTCCAAGGACATGGCCTGGGGAAGGAGCGCCGTCTGATGGGCGTCTTCAACTTCGGTCGCAACAACAACCCGCCGCCGCACCGTCCGCAGAACCCGAAGGCTCCCAAGGGCGGGAGCAAGGGGGGCAACACCGGAGGCGGACGCAAGCAAGGTGGCGGGAAATGACCACCGAGCTCGAGCGCATCCGCGACCTCGGCCACCTCGAGGGCGCGCGCCTGCGGAAGGTCCGCCCGATCACCGAGGCCGAACAGCAGGAGCTTCGGCTCCTCATCGGCGACAACCGGAAGGCGAAGGCCTCCTGAGCACCCCTGCGGGTCGCCTTGCCGCGGCGCCATCCCCCTCGACGCCGACCTGAGCGACGACCCGCAGGGGCCACAAGCAAACAAGTGAAAAAGCCGAGCCCTCGGCTTCTACCGGACAGCAGCAACCGAGGGCCCAACGAATGGGGAGTCTAGCAATGAACGCATGGGAGTGGGTGACAGCGGTCCTCGCGATCTGGGGCGCTGTCTCGATCATGGCAGGGGTGTTCTGGGGTCTCATCGGCCGCCGGATCTTCCGCCCCCGCCCCATCCAGCCGCGCATTGTCCGCAAGGACGGCGAGGCGATGAGCCAGAACGAGCTCAACGCCGTTCGCAGCATCATGTCGCTGGACGCCGAGCTCCGTGGCCTGCGGGGTGAGCGGTGATGATGGCCGTCGAGGACCACGCCTACTCAGCCACGATGGCGTGGATCGAAGACATCGTCGAACTGCACCCCGAGCTGTGGGCAGCGAAGTTCGAGTTCGCCACCGACAAGGGCATGCTCTGGGTCCTTGTCGAGGGCAACGAGCACGAGGTGCTCGCGTGGCGTGCCGCTGTCGGTGGCCGGATCATGCGCTCGCAGGTCCGCCTCGGCGTCTGGTCGAAGGAGATCCTCGGCGTCCGTGTCCATGTCCGCGTCGTGGATGACCCGAAGCGGGCCCCGGGTGGTGCGTCATGACCGACGACGAGAAGGCGCTGCGCCAACTGCTGGACGCGCTCCCGATCTATGCCATCCGCATCGGCTACCGGTACGACTCGACTCCTGAGGAGCGCGCCTTCGGTGAGGCGATGCTCGAGATCGGCCGCCGGTGGAAAGAGCTCAAGCCTGGCTTGGGTGGCACCTCATGACCGTCTGTCAGCATCCCCGAACAGGCTGGGTAACCAGCCGTCCCCTCGGTGGCATCGAAGGCCCGTACGCCGCAGCCCCCGTCTGCAACCTCCCCGAGTGCATCGCCGAAGCGAAGGCCTGGGTGAGCGAGCGAGTCCACGGCAAGACCGCCCACTACGTCGCCGACGAGGTGACGCCATGATCACCCCGGAGCAAGCAGCGCAGAGCATCGGCCGCAAGGTCGTCTACCGCTCCCATGAGGGCGCGGAGCCTGAGGAAGGCGTCATCACCCGTGCAGGTGGCGACAGCTGGATCTTCGTCCGCTATGGCAACGACGTTCACGCCAAGGCGACCTGGTGCGGCCATCTGGAGTTCGCCGTCGGCGGTGCGTCATGAGCGCGGCTCGCAGGTTCGTGCTGGTCCGCCACGACGACATCACCGGCAATAGCGGCGTCGGGATCATCGCCGAAGGGGTCCAGTGGCGCGGCGGTACAGCCGACCTCCACTGGACGACGCCCCACGAATCGTTCGTCCACTGGCCCGGTGGCGTCGACGCGATCCTCGCCGTTCACGGCCACGAGGGTGCCACGGTGGCCCGCTTCCTGGACGACACCCCGAACCCGGAGTCCCCGGACTCATGGGTCCCCGCCGAGGCGCCAACCACAAGCAAGTACCCAGACGACCCGCTGGAGATCTTCGACCGGGAGGACCGATGACCACCCTGCATCGATCGCGCAACGACAAGTTCCACCGCGCCGATTGTCGCTACGCCGATCCCACGCTCCCGTGGCTGTGGGCCGAAGGCAGGACCCGCGAGGAGGTCAGGGAGGGTGCCGAGCCGAACGGCGTCCTCCCCTGCAAGGTCTGCCAGCCGCTCCTATTGCTGCCTTCGGTCTTCACGCACGCTCCCTGTTGCTCGGCTCACGGTGTCGACATGGGGTGTGAGCGCTACCGCCGCACGCACTTCGTTGAAGTCGGCAACTGCTGCGACGCCGATGCGGCAGCACGTCCCGAGGCGGCGAAGCGATGACCAACACACGCCCAGACGTGGCTCTCGTCCTCGCCACCATCTCCAGCAAGACGCGGGTGCGGTTGAACGTCCGCGATGTCGAGGTGGAGTCGCCGGCCGAGCACGCGGCCCGCCTGTTGCGGTTCCTCACCCACGTGATGGGTGAGCCGTACCTGGCGTCACCTGAGCACTCCGAGCGCGTGCTGACCGAGTTCAACCAGATGGAGCAGCACCTGACGGAGGTGGCGTCATGAGCGGCCTGCTCTGGTTGTTCGTGGCCCAGGCCTTCCTGAATGCGGTCACGGTCGTGGCGAGCGTTGGCAAGCCGAAGAAGCCGACGACCGCTCATGTGGCCGCTGGTGTGGTTGTCATCGACGCTCTGGTCATCGCCGCCATCTTCTACTTCGGTTGGGGGCTGCGCTGATGGCCGGCCAAATCCTGGGCTTCGTGTGGACCGTCACGGTCTGGTTCTTCCTGCTGCTGTTCGTCGGCGTACCGATCGCACGTCACCGCTGGAAGGCGAGTGAGCGGCGAGACGCCGAAGCCACCGAGACGGTGCTGTCCCGCACGCAATCCTCCGAGGACGACACGCATATCTGGGACGCGCTGTGAACGACGACAGCGCCGAGTGGATGGCCCAACTCAAAGCCTCCGGCCAACTCAGGCCGGACCCCCAAGAAGAGAGAGGCGGTGACGACAATGGGCAACGAGTGGAAGCGCGACGACTCCAGCAACGGCTGGGACTGGTAGTTGCCAGCGGCAACCAACGAGGGCGGCAGGTTCTGGGGACCTGCTCGCCTGGACGCTTCAAAGCCCTCATCTGGCGCCTCCTCACCCCTCGCTATCCCCAGCTGACCGACGAGCAGCAGCAGTCGGTAGACGAGCAGGTACGCCTGCGCTCGGAGTGGATCCGCACACACAGCAGGCGGGAGCAGCCATGAGCGTCACGATCCATCTCGCGATCAGCCGCGACGTGCTGCTGACTTCCAACACGAAGGCCCACTGGGCTACCAAGGCCCGCCACACCAAGGTGATCCGTGACATGGCCTGGATCATGGCCAAGCACCAGCGGGTCCAGTTGATGCCCGCGGCAACCCTCGAGGTGGTCACCAAGTGGCCGGACCACAGGGTGCGCGACGCGGAGAACATCGCGCCTACGAGCAAGGCGGCGATCGATGGCTGTGTGGACGCCGGCCTACTCACTGACGACTCGTCGCGCTACCTGACGCACGTCGGGTACGCCATCGACGACGAGACCCACAAGACACCTGGTGTCGCGTGCTTCATGACGCTCACCTTCACGCCGGTGACGCCATGACCGACCTCAACGTGCTGTCCCTGTTCGCGGGCATAGGTGGCTTGGAACTGGGCCTGGAGCGCGCCGGCATGACCGCGGTCGGCCAGGTCGAGCTCGACCCCTACTGCAACGAAGTCCTCGCAACCCATTGGCCGGAGGTCCCACGCCATGACGACGTACGAACCGCTCCCGAGTGGTGGCTCAGTGAGCCACGACCACGGGTCGATGTCGTCTGCGGAGGCTTCCCCTGCCAGCCGTTCAGTGTCGCAGGCAAGCAACTCGGAACCGCCGACGAGCGCTGGGGATGGCCGTGGATGGCAGACTTCATACGCGCAGTGGGACCCCGATACGTCGTCGTGGAGAACGTCTCAGCTCTCCTTCGAGATGCCGACGCCTTCGGATGGATGCTCGGTGACCTTCACGGACTCGGGTTCGATGCGGAGTGGTCTCTTGTCACCGCGTGCTCCGCTGGTGCCCCACACATGCGTCGCCGACTGTTCGTTGTGGCCTACCCCACTGGAGAGTTTCGGCCGGCACGGCTGGCCGAAGAGCTCGGCCGGGTCGGACAAACCGCGGTACGGCGAGACGGCGATGGCGAACATGCTTGGCGCCGTCCAGAGGTTTGGCTGGAAGCCGCCGGTAGCCCTGATCGAGTGGCTGATGGGGTTTCCACTCGGATGGTTGCGGCCGGCGGAAACGCGGTCGTCCCCCAGGTCGCCGAGCTCGTCGGCCGACTGATCGTCGCCCACCACAACCAACTCACTCTCACCCATGGGGGGCACTGACATGCGCGATCCCAACCTGGACCGGACCTGGATGCAACAGGCACTCTGCGCCCAGATCGACATGGACATGCACTTCCCGCGGTCCAACGCCCTCAAGCCCCGCGAACCGGTCGCCGTGTGCCGTGCGTGCTCGGTGCTCGCGAACTGCCGCGAGTACGTGATGACGCTGGAGGTCGGCTTCGCCCAGTCCAGACGCGTCGGGGTGTGGGCGGGGATGTACCCCAACGAGCGGATCAAGTACGAGCCGCAGTGGCTCGCCGAACAGGTCGAGGGGGCGGCGTGAACAAGTGCCGCAGGGGTCTCCATGAGATGACCGAAGCCAACACCCGCGTCGACGGCAGGGGCCGCAGGAACTGCCGCGAGTGCCACCGGCTCCGCAAGCAGGTGGCGCGCAAGCGGAAGCTCGTGGCACACCACAAGGACGCCACGTTCACCGGGCCAACCGCGTGGGACGAAGCGCTGGCCAAGAACGAACCGGTCGTCTTGTGGGAGAAGAACAGGCGTGGCGTCTGGATCCACACCTACATCTACGACCCGCACGCGGATACCGGCACCCACAACCGGGCGAAGACCGCCTGCAAGCGGAACCACGAGTTCACCGAGGCCAACACGATCCTCAAGTCCGACGGGTCGCGCCAGTGCCGTAAGTGCAAGCAGGCCCACAACTCCGCCCGCTACGCAACCCCCATCGAGACGCCGCTGCTGGCGGCTGCAAGGACAGACATATGACCGAGGTAGGGAAGGTTCTCGGCGTACTGGTCGAGCATTCGATCGTGCGCGGGATCCGCAGCATGCAGACCCATTGCAAGTGCGGCTGGATCTCTGTCGCCCAGGCGGATGGCTGGCATGAGCACGCACACCACCAGGCGGTGCAGATCGTCGCCGCTCGACGGAGCAAGTCGAAGAAGGCCGCATCGTGAGCGCGATCTACGCCGCACTCGGTGCGGTGATGAAGCAGGTTGGGGCCGTCAAGAAGGGCGACCGCAACAAGAGCCAAGGCTACGTGTTCCGTGGCGTCGATGCGGTCGTGAACGCCGTCTACCCAGCGATGGTGGAGCACGGCGTGATCGTGCAGCCGAACGTGCGGGACTTCCAGTACGGCACGGTCGAGGTGGGCAAGGACCGCACGACGATGGGTCACGCCCGCGTGATCGTGGAGTACACCTTCACGTCCACCGAGGATGGCTCGGCGGTTATGACGTCGGCCGCCGGCGAGGCGTTCGATTCCGGCGACAAGGCCACCCCGAAGGCGATGAGCGTGGCCCTGCGTACCGCGCTCTTGCAGTCGCTGATGCTGCCGACGGACGAGCCGGAACCAGATGCCAGCACCTACGAGAGGTCTGCTCCGGTGGCCCCACCGGACCCGCTGATCGTGGCGCGGAACGCCGTGGCGGATGCGTGGAGGGCGAACCGTGGCGAGTTCCACCCTGCCGCTGTCGAGAAGGACTTCACCGAGTGGTCCAGCGGTGAGGTCTTCATGGACGCGACAGCAGAGCGCCTGTTGACCTACGCCGAGCATCTCACCAAGGAGCAGAGCGCATGAGCACCGAGTCGGAACGCCGACAGCGCAAGACTGAACTGCAGCGGCTGCGGCGGGCGGAGCAGAGGACTGGGTTCGCGGGCGTACCACTGGACTACTCAGCGGTCGCGGCCCGAATCGGAGAGTTCAGGTCGAAGATCGCTCATGCCGATGACGGCTGCTGGAACTGGCTCGGCAAGGTCGATCGACCAGACGGTGGTTATGGATACATCTACCACCAAGGTCGGTGGTATCGCGCTCACCGCGTGTTCTACGTGGCCGCCAAGGGCGTTCCCGACCCGGGGCTAGATCTTGACCATCTGTGTCGCAATCGACTGTGCGTGAACCCCGACCACTTGGAAGCGGTGACCAGATCTGAGAACAACCGCCGGGGTCACGACCACAACTCCGCGAAGACGCATTGCCCGCAGGATCACCCGTACGACGAGGCGAACACCAAGTGGTACCGGGGTCGGCGGTACTGCCGCGCCTGCGGCAATGGGCGCCACCTGAAGCAGGAGGCGGGAGCATGACTCACCCCGTGAAGCGCATGCCGGAGCACCATCTTGCTGGCTGCGAGGCGTGCGGACCCATCTGGCCATGCGTCGACCACTATCCGAGCCCGCTCTCGCCGTGGGCGCAGGAGATCGTTGACACCTGCAAGGCTGAGGGGCGATCGGCCACGCCCGAAGAGCGGATCGTGTTGTTTGCCGAGTTCACCAATCTGCTTGAGGGCGCACTGAAGGCGCTAGGTGAGCAGCTGTGAGCGCCGAACTGGTGGACCCGTTCGCCACCCCACCGCCCGACCGGCTGAAGACCGCAGACATGTGCGAGGACATCACCGCACGCCTGCAGAGGGCGCAGTACGACGATGCGCCGCTGTACCCACAGCTGATGCAGCACGTCCTGCGGGAGCTGGCGAGGGAATCCGACCCCAGGAAGCAGCACTCCCGATGGGCGCGCGCACTGCTGGAGCAGTTGCACCACCGCGCTGTGACAGGCGTGCAGTGGGACGAGCCGCAAGAGCCTGACTGGTCGCTCGACAGCGAGCGGAGGCTGCCGCGGTGACGGAGCCAACCGATAACCAGATCGACGAGGCACTGAGGACTACGCCGGGGCTTTGGTATGACCCTGAGGATTCCTATCCGGACCACACCAACCACGCTCTCCGGATCGCGTACCGCGCGGGCTACGAGGCGGCCCGCTGCACCTGCCCGCACATCTCCGAAGTGGACGACGACTGCCCTGAGCATGGGAGGGACTCATGAGCGACGGCTGCAAGAACTGTGGCAAGCCCCTCGTCTGGGTGCCGGACCGTGGCGGCCGGTGGACCCACTACCGCGCGGACTTCTCCTGCGGCCGGCCTGAGCCCGGCGACCCGCCTGTGCAGCGCTGGGAGACCACGCTCGACCTGGATGAGGCAGGTGGCCACTGATGAGCAGGCGTGGATCAGGTGTCGTCCTCCCCACCGTCGGCGCGTCGGTACGCCACCCACTGTGGCCCGAGCTCGGCATCGGGGAGGTGGAGGTCACCACCCAGATCTCCAGCCAGCACCTCGGTGCAGCCGCCGGCAGGGTGCGCTGGTCAACCGGTCAGGTCTCCACCCACAACCTCTCTGTACTGCGGAAGGTGGATCTCGGATGAACCTTCCATCACGCGTGGGCGAACGCTACCTGTGCTTCATCGTGAAGCGCGAAGACAAGGGATGGGGTGGCCCGTACGGGACCCAGCCCCGCCCGATCGTGCTGGTGTGTGAGGACTGCGGCCACGAGGTCCGCGGCACCTGGCCGCACGAGCTCAAGCGAATGGCCGACCACCACGAGCATGGCCACGCCCCCTGTCCGCGCTGCGGAACGCTGCTGCTCAGGCGCAAGGACGGCTCGCCCCGCCAGCATCCTCACAACCGCTGCCCGGCTAAGAGCGCTGGCGACAAGATCGAACGCGAGTTCGTCAAGAACATGACCGCTCGGGAGTATGCATGAGCTCCATCCTTGACCCCCATCACGACCCTCAGGACCGTGGCGTCTACATGACCGTCTGCGAGCACTGCGGGTACACCCGCGCCTGCCGCCTGGTTGTGTCCGGCAACCGCTACCTGTGGAAGTGCATCGGCCGCTGCGTCGGGGTGAAGCGATGAATGAAGACCACGCCCTCACCCCTGTAGCGGCAGAGCGCCGCCTGGTGGCTCTCGACAACGACATGACCCTGGCCGAACTCGCGCTACGCCGCGCCCGGGACACCGAGGTCGAGAAGAAGCACGCCTACGAAGCAGCACGGCGGCAGGCGAGCTTCGACAAAGACTGCCCACGGGTAGAGCGCGGCGGCGCCACGGTCGACATGCGCAAGCAGTGGATCGAGGACCGCTGCGCCAACGAGGGTCGCGCCTACGACATCGCAGTGGTCGCGCGCGAGGGCGCACAGGACCATCACCGCACCGTGAGGGACCAGGCGATGATTTGCATGGCGCTCTTGCGGTCGGTGACCACGGCCTACGCAATGTCCGGGGTGAGCGGGTGAAGCGCACGGGCTTCCGCGCCTACGAGATGCGGCACTGCGACGTCTGCAACGGCGACCGCCCCCACAACGGCAAGGGTGCATGCCAGGGCTGTAAGCAGCGGGGGAAGGCCACCCCGGGCCGCCAGTTGTACCAGCGCGCCCGTGCCCTGCAGCGCTCCAAGAAGGCCGCCGGCAAGCCGAAGGTGTCACCGACCAAGCAGGCCGCCAAGGACGCGCTCCCGATCGCCAAGGGGGTAGCCAGGAGGCGCGCGGCAGGTAGGTGTGAGGTGTGCGGCCAGACCTGCAAGATCGGCCACGCCCACCACCGTCGTCCCCAGCAGCAGGGCGGTACGTCGTCGCTCGAGGTGCAGTCCGCGGCCAACCTGATCTGGATCCACCCCGAGTGCCATGAGCACATCGAGAGCTTCCGGACACACTCGTACCAGCTTGGCCTGCTGGTCTTCCAGTCCGCCGACCCCGCCAAGGTCCCCGTCCGCCTCCACGGCGGCTGGACCCTGCTGGCGGACGACGGATCCATGACGCGGGTCAACCCGCCAGACGATCAGGAGGTCGGCTAGTGGCTCGAATTAGAAGCATCAAGCCGGATGCGTTCATGAGCGACAGCCTGTCCCAGGTTCCGCGGGGGGTCCGGTGGACGTTCGCTGGGCTGTGGACCTACCTCGACGACGAAGGACGCGGCAGGGACGACGTGCGCCTCATCAAGGCCGCCCTCTACCCGCTCGATGATGACGTCGCTCTGTCGATGCTCAGCGACGACCTGAAGCAGCTCGAGCACATCGGATGCATCTGCCGCTACGAGGTGGACGGCAAGACCTTCATGCACGCCCCTGGATGGGAAGACCACCAGCGCGTCAGCCACCCCACACCAAGCAAGCTCCCGAGGTGTTCACGACACGATCCCGACCCGTTCGTGAAGCCTCCGGAGGAATTCGTGAAGCCTCCGGAACCTCTCCGCCCTGAAGGGAAAGGAAAGGAACAGGGAAAGGAAGGGAAGGGAAGCGCGGCGACCTCATCGGATCCCCTGTTCGATGAGTTCTGGCAGGTGTACCCGCGCAAGACCGACAAGGGCAACGCTCGCAAGGCTTGGGACAAGGCACTGAAGAAGACCAGCGGCAGGACCATCATCCTCGCTGCTGCTGCCTTTGCCGCTTCCAAGCCGGACCTGAAGTTCACAGCGCACCCGTCGACCTGGCTGAACGGCGAGCGCTGGGACGACCAGCCGTTGCTGCTCTTGCCTGGTGGCGTCGGTCCGGACGGCAGGCCGACAGAACCGAAGCCGCCGTCTGACGACATGCGTCAGGGGTGGAAGCGGTGATGAACTCCGGGGATGCCGAGCAGAGCGTCCTGTCGTGCTGCTACCAGTCGCCGCTAGCTCTCGAGCGCGCCGCGAGCATCGTCACGGGAGCGGATTTCTACAACCCCACCCATGAGGCGCTGTGGGGCGTTCTGCGGGATCTGAAGGCGGCCGGCCAACCCACGGACGCGATGATGGTCCAGTCGTCCCTGAGTGGCCGTGCTGACCTGATGAGCGCCCACCTGGCGGCGATGCTCAACCCGGCGCTGCCAGACACGGTCGAGTTCCACGCCAATGTCGTTCGCGGGTTCTCCGCTCGCAGGCAGGTCATCCGTGAGTTGACCCGCCTGCGGCAGCGGGCCGACGACCTGAGCGCCGACCCGCAACTGCTGATCTCCGAAGCGGCGAACGGGTTCAACGCGATGCGGGATCAGGGCACCGAGGACATCGCGACCCTGACGCTCGGTGAGCTCATGGCCAAGCCTGAGGACCCGTACGACTGGGTGATCCCGAACCTGCTCGAGCGGATGGATCGCCTGATCCTGACCGGCGAAGAGGGTTTGGGCAAGTCGGTCCTGCTGCGGCAACTCGCACTCATGGCGGCGGCTGGGCTGCACCCGTTCACGAAGGCGAAGATCCCGCCGATCCGGGCGCACATCATCGACCTGGAGAACACCGAGCGGCATGTGAAGCGCCAACTGCGGCCGATGTCGATCCAGGCCAAGGCCAAGGGCAACGACCCGTCCGGCCGGTTGTTCATCGACTGCGACCCCCGCGGCATCGACATCACCCGCGACAAGGACTTCTCGTGGGTCAACAAGGTTCTCGACGCGACCCAGCCCGACCTGCTGATCATCGGGCCGCTGTACCGGATGGTTCCTCGAGCCCTCCAGACCGATGACCACGTCGCGCCAGTGATCGCAGCCCTGAACTCGATCCGGGCCCGCGGGATCGCGATCGCGATGGAGGCGCACGCCGGCCACTCGAAGTCGAAGAACGACGAACGCGACATGCGTCCCCGTGGCTCGAGCGCCCTCATGGGCTGGCCTGAGTTCGGCTACGGCCTGAGGCGCAACGAGATCGATGTCGACCTGGTGGCGTGGCGTGGTGACCGCGACGAGAGGGACTGGCCGAAGCGCATCCGACCGCTGGGTGAGTGGCCGTGGACCCCGGTGGATGTGCGGCTGTCGGACGAGGAGTGGAGGGCGAGTTTCGATGACCGAGAAGGAGCCTGAGGACTACTCGTGGTTTCAGACGGTGGCCCGCTGCTGCGTGTGTGGCGGAGAGCTGTCGTACATCGGCGGCCTGGGCATCCACCCGCCTGACCCGAAGGACCCGAAGCGACTGATCTGCCAGGAGCGCACATGACCTCGCGGCTCCTGTCCCCTGCCTACGCCTACCAGAAGGACGCCGGATGACCGAGAGCACCGGGTACCGCCCACCCCAGCAGGCGGATGAACGCTGCAAATGCAAGCGCGGTCCAGTCACCAACGCGCCATGGAACTACATGGGTCCGTGGCACGAAAACCGCTGCTGGCTGTACGTCTCGCCTAGATCCATCAGTGCCGCCGAAGGTGAGTTCGTGGATGGTCGCTATGGCGAATGACGAGTTCCGTGAGCAGCAGGAGGCTTCGCGCAGGCACGGCCTCCAGGCACGTCAGGAGACCCGCGTAGAGCGAGCCATCCGCCGCGAGGTCTGTTCCGAGATCGTCATGGCGTTCCTTGAATTCGAAGCAACCGACATCCGCGGCCGAGCCGACATCAACATCGAGCGCGCGATCGCGATGGTTCGCGAAATCGGCACCCGGGAGACCTCGTGACCACTCTTGACCCTGCCTACCCAAACCCCGAAACACTGGCTGCCGAGGTGGAGCTGTGGCTACAGGAGTGCGGATCCTGCGACGCAGGTCTGCCGATGGGATGCACCTGCCCGCCTGGTGACTACCGGGTGGTCCTGCTGAAGGTGTGGCGAGCCTACGAAGGCGTAGAGCGAGCCATCCGCAGACAGGTAGCCGAAGAGATGGCGCAGGCGCTTGAGACGGACCGGGATCACGGCGACGGTCTTCCCATCTCAGACACGGTGTCGCGGTATCAGGCGTGGACGTACGCAGCCGCACTGGCGCGCGAAATCGGCGCCAAGGAGACCTCGTGACCACTCTTGACCCTGCCTACTGCGCTGACGGATGCGGACGTCTCGCCGAGACCGAACGACTGACAGCCGATGAACGCACCGAGATGGTGTGCGCTGAGCACGCCACACCCTTGGAGGACCAGTGACTGACGAAGGGGCCCGCTCCAAGGATGGCCTGATCATCATCTGCGAGCCGCGCAGGGATTGCGCCGACCCGCACGTGCTCCGCTGGCACTGCATGCGCGGGTTCGACGGTGCGGCCGATGGGGTCTGCCCGCTGAAAGTGTGCGAGCAGCGAGGAGCGAACCGTGGCTGATGAGGAGTTCGTTGCCCGCTTCCCGACGATTGATGCGTACCTCGCGCATCACCAGCGCGTTGGGCACGTCTGCTGCGGCTGTGTGAATCAAGACCCACCGCTGCCGTGCTGCAATCCCGGCCACCCGCTCGGTGAGCACTCCAGCAACCCACGGGAGGACGGATGACCGACATTCCGGACGAAGCGGTGGAGGCGGCATGGAAGGCCTTCTGGGGGCCAAGGAGCGCCACCGTGATGGACGGCCGCGGTGCCAGGCAAATCCGCCGCGTCCTGGAAGCTGCGCAGCCGTTCATGCAGTGCAGCTGCCCTCACATCTCCGAGGTGGACGACCACTGCCCACAGCACGGGAGGGACGCGTGAAGACCTGGATCATCCGCGTCGCCGCGATCGCCTTGGTTGTTGCCTTCTGGGGCGCAGTCGCCTGGCTGATCTGGAGGATCTGGTGAACGAGCCATGCATGGTCGAGTGGTGCGACCGCCCGGTTGGTGACGGCTACGTGTGCCAGCGATGTGCTGACAAGCTCTCAGTGGCCCTAGGAGACGTTCCCGCGCTCTGGGAGGAACTGGACACCGTCCTGACCAAGCAGGCCCGCTACGCCGACCCTGAGGGACGCGGCAACGATCCTGCGCTGATGTTCAACACCCAGGCCTCCGAGATCGGCTGGGCGCTGCGCAACACCCTGAGCACCTGGTGCCGCTTGATCGCTGAGGAGCGGGGCAAGCCGCTGCCTGCTCCGCGAAAGTTCACACCCAGGCATGCGCTCAGTCGCCACGGTGTGGTGGTGGCTGATGTGGCGGTCCGGTGCGGCACAACATTCCTTCCAGTCGAGCAATGCGACGGCTGCCGAACAGGGAGGCACGTCGATGCCTGAGATTGATGGCGAGATCGAGTTCGCGGACATGGTTGCCTTCCTCCTGGGACAGGTGACGTGGCTTCGCCATCATCGCGCCGGCCATGAGGCGGTGGAGGAGATCACCTCGGTGGTGAACTCGGTCCGCAAGGCCGTGGACCGCCCCGCCGAGCGTATCTACGCGGGCCCCTGCAAGGACTGCAACGGCGACATGTACGGCAAGCCCGGTGCGGCCTCGGTGGAGTGCCGTCCCTGTGGGCTGGAGTACGACGTGGCCGAGATGGTGGCGTGGATGCACTCCCAACTCAGGGGCAAGCTCGTCACCGCACGGGAGGCAACGGTCCTGCTCGGGAGGATGGGGCTGCCGGTGCAGCAGAAGACGATCGACAAGTGGCGGGAGCGGGACAGGCTCGCCGAGCACAGCCAGGACAGGGACGGTAAGCGGCTGTACCTGTTCGACGACCTCGTTACTCTGGCCGCAACCAACACGGCAGATCGGAAGGCATCATGAATAACCCGTGGAGGCGTGGCGTGCTACTCGGAACAATGGTGCTGGCTGGTCTAGGTGGCCTGTTCATCGTGACGGTGCTCGTGTTGGTGGCGCTTGGTGTGCAACTGTCCGACAACCCAGCTCCGCATTCTCGCTTGCTCGCGCTAGGTCTACTCATGCTGATCGGCGGGATGGTGTTCCTGATCGCCATGTCCGAGCGATGGGAACGCCGACACGCCAAGTAGGCAAGCACCGAACAGTGACACTCTGTCGTGTACTCTGCAGTCAGACTGGCTGACGTGTTGGTAGAGGCCGGTTGAGTAGCTGCTCACCATCCTCCGGGATTGGGTGAGCGTTAGACCCGGGGATCGCATAGCGAGTGCGTCCGGTCCTACAGCAGGGCTTCTGCAGAGTCTTGACGGATTGGGAGGCGTGGGTGTGGAACCCCACTCCCCGGGATTCACTTCCCGCTGGCATCCCCTGTCCAGCGGGACACGGCCCCGATGAGGCGCCGACCGGCCCGCCATCTCAACCCGAGATGCCCCCGGTAACCCTCTCATCGGGGCCGCTTCATTGCTGGGGGTGACATCCCATGCCGATGCGATCCATGACCCGCCAGATCACCGAGTGCGACGCCCGCCTACGGGAACTGTCGGAGGTACGCCGTACCATCCGCCAGACCTTCGACTCGGTAAACACCGAAGGGGTCGAGTGGGTGAGGCTCGGCAAGGACATCGACGCACTCCTCGACGAGCGCTCACGGCTGACAGGCGGTACCCATCGTGCCTGAGTTACGGACATGGACCTACATCCCCGAGCCCCGCGTCTGGTGTGTCCGCTGCGGTGTGCACGAGGCAGCCGGCACCCTGTGCCCGGTGTGCACCGACATCAAGCGCCACGCCGACACCGCGGTCAAGATGGCGAGCATGTGCCGTGGCTGAGGTGACTGACCCACCCACCTACCCGCTGGTCGAGACCTGGGAGACCATGCGCACTGCAGCAGCTGGGCAGCGCAGGTGGTGGCGTGGCTAGCGCCGGCAAGACGGTAGCCCGCGGGTACAACGCCAGGCACAAGGCAGAGCGGGCACGCTGGGTGCCGAGGGTGAAGGCTGGCGGAGTGCTGTGTGCTCGGTGCCATCAGCCACTAGCACCTAACGAACCGTTCGACCTCGATCACACCGACGACAGAACCGGATACAACGGTCCTGCACACGTCAAATGCAACCGCCGAGCTGGTGGACTCAAGGCCAGACGTCGAGATCGAGTACGACGCTGGAAGCTGTGACCTCCGAGTTTTTAGGTGGAGGGTACGGCGACCCCTTAATCAGTCGCCCTCTATCTATGGCCGAAAAAACGGGAAACGCCGGATAGGGGTGACTGAGAGTGGCCAAACTAAAGGTTGTCACCGACAGTGATACTCCGCAGATCCCCAAGACGCTGAAGGATGCCGTCGACGTCTCTGAGCGCGCACTCTTGGTGACGATCCGGGCGAAGATCGCCTCTGAGATCGACGCTGGCGTGCCTCCTCACACCCTCGCACCGCTGACGCGGCAACTTCGCGACATCGACAAGGAGATCCGTCTCCTGGATCAGCGGACCCTCGAGGAGGCGGGCGAACGTGACGACGCTCCTGACGAGGCCTTCGACGCCGAAGCTCTCTGACCTCGCCCGTCGGGTTGTCGCTCCCAAGGGTGTCGTCTCAACGTCGTGGCCGTCGGTCGAGAAGAAGTGCAACGAGTTTGGCGTCCACTTCCGTACATGGCAGCCTGATGTCGGCCGACTGATCCTGGCCAAGAGGGCTGACGGGAAGTACGCGGCGACGATCGGCGGCACGGGGCTGTCAATCCCTCGTCAGGTGGGCAAGACGTTCCTGGTCGGCGCCATCGTGTTCGCTCTGTGCCTGCTCTACCCGAATCTGACGGTCATCTGGACTGCTCACCGGTTGCGGACAGCCGAGGAAACATTCGGCAAGATGCAGGTGTTCGCCAAGCGCCGCAAGATCAAGCCGCACATCGCGAAGGTTGTTCTCGGGTCGGGCGAGGAAGAGATCCGGTTCCTCAACGGTTCCCGGATCATGTTCGGCGCCCGTGAGTCAGGCTTCGGCCTGGGCTTCGATGAGGTCGACGTCCTGATCTTCGACGAGGCGCAGCGCTTGCGCGACTTGACCCTCGACGACATGATCCCAGCGACGAACCAGTCCAGGCAGCCGAGCGGTGCCCTGCTGCTCTTCATGGGTACGCCACCGCGGCCGACGGACCCTGGCGACGTGTTCCGCCGGATGCGGACCGAAGCGCTGACTGGTGAGGACGATGACACCGGCTGGGTCGAGTTCGGCGCCGACCCTGACTACACGCCCACGCTGGCGCCCGCTCCATTGACGGCCGCCGACTGGGCGCAGATCCAGAAGGCTAACCCGTCCTACCCGGAAGACACGCCTCGTGAGGCGATCCTGCGGATGCGGAAGAAGCTCGGCCCGGAGTCGTTTCTGCGGGAAGGTCTGGGCATCTGGGACGAGGACGCTCGAGTGGGTGTTCTTCCCGGCTGGCTTGGTCGCGCCGTAGAGGCGGCTCCGCCGCCGGTGGCGGCGATCGGCATCGCGGTGTCGCTGGATCTCGAATGGGGTTCCATCGGAGCTGCAGCGCCGTGGCCAGATGGCGATGTGGTGAATGTCGGTGCGGTGGACCGCCGGCGCGGTACGACCTGGCTGGTCGCGGAGGCCAAGCGGATCCAGGACGAGCACAAGTGTGCGGTGGTCATCGACGAGAAGTGTCCGGATGCGTCGCTACCAGGCGCACTCGAGGATGCCGGCGTCTCAGTGACTGTGGCGAAGCTCGATGACTGCATCGAGGCGTGTTCTGAGTTGGTGAACCGCGTCAAGGACGAGAAGGTCACGCACCAGAGCACCCCGGAATTGAACGACGCGATCAAAGCCGCGGCGTGGCGGATGGTCGGTGACCGCAAGCTGTGGGGCCGCAAGCAGTCGTCCGATGACATCTCGATGCTTGAGGCCGTGACACTCGCAGCCTGGAAGTCCGCCGCGGTGTACGACCCACTCGAATCTGTCTACTGAGGAAAGGCGTGACGTCTTGACCACCTTCCTCGACCTGCTCGGCGTGGCTTGCCTCGCGGCAGCGGCGTTCTTCATCTGGGCCCCGGCCTGCCTGATCGTGATCGGCGTGGCATGCCTGGCCATGTCGTGGAAGGCGAGCCGATGAGCCTGTTCTTCCGCAAGGCCGAGCAGCGCTCCGGCGAGTGGTTCAACACCTTCCCGGACAATGACTACCGGACCGTCTCGACTGAGAAGTCGACGTACCTGGGGCCCGTGTTCTCGGCCCTCCGACACATCGTGGACTACGTCTCGACGCTGCCGCTGGATGCGTACCGCATGGACGGTGATACCCGCACGGAGCTCAACACCCTGCCGCTGCTGCTCCGCAGCCAGAACGACATCGGCCGCGCCGGGGTCGGGCAGTGGTTCGGTCAGGCTGCGTACGGGCTGGCGACCGCCGGCAATGCCGTGGGGTGGATCGCCGAAACGGACGGCTTCGGTTTCCCCTCGGTGGTGAACTGGCTGCGCCGGGAGTGGTGGACGTTCGACGAGATCAACAAGCAGTGGTACGTCGGCGGTCAGCCTGTCGGGTCGAGCCAACTCGTGCACATCCCGTGGATCGTGCCCACCGGCCACACACTGGGGCTGTCGCCGATCGAGCACTACGCGGCGCTCACGCGAGCCGGCTTGTCCGCGCAGGACTATGCGGATGTGCGGCGTGGCGGCGGCCTGCCCCCGTCGGTGCTGAAGAACAGCGCGATGACGATCCAGTCTGATGCCGCCGCAGTGATCAGTGACCGTGCCGCCGCGGCCTTCAAGAGCGGGAAGCCGTTCGTGACAGGCAGCGACTGGGACCTGAATGTCACCGTGATCCCGCCGAGTCACGCGCAGTTCATCGAGACCCTGAAACTAACGGCGACCCAGATCGCGTCCATCTACGGCATCGATCCCCGCGAAATTGGCGGCGATGCGGCTGGGTCGCTGACGTACAGCACCGACGAGTCGAGGCCGCTGAACCGGGCGAACGACATGAGGCCGTACATCGTGCGGCTGGAGAACGCGTTCAACCGACTGCTCCCAGAGCGGCAGTTCGTGAAGCTGAACGTCGACGCGACGTTCCGCACCGATCTCAAGACCCGCACCGACGTCATCGGTGCACAACTGGCCGACGGGCGCCTGTCGCTCAACGAGGCCAGGGCGCTCGAGGACCGGCCGCCCGTCACGAACGGCGACTTCCATAACGGGCCCGCACCGACTGCGGCGCCGATTACCAGAGGAGAACTACCATGAGCGACGCTGAGCGGCGCTTCACGTCGGTCCCGGTGGAGATCCGCGCCGCGGCCCAGGACAAGCTGACTATCGGCGGGTATGCCGCCAAGTTCGAGCGGATGAGCCAGAATCTCGGCGGTTTCGTCGAGGTGATCCGGTCGAGCTTCTTCAACAAGTCGCGCGGCGACGGCTGGCCGAACGTGATGGCCCGCCACAACCACGACGACAACATGCTGCTTGGCACCTCAGGCGCCGGCACGCTGCGCCTCAATCTCGACGAGGTCGGCCTGGATTACTCCGTCGACCTGCCGCAGACCCGGATGGACGTCTACGAGCTCGTGTCGCGGCAGGATGTGCGGCAGTCGTCGTTCGCGTTCATTGCCTACGAGGATGACTGGTCGACCAGCGACCAGGGCTTCCCGCTGCGCTCGCTCATCTCCGGTCAGCTGATCGACGTGGCATCGGTGAACAGCCCCGCCTACCTCGACACCTCGACGGGCCTGCGTTCGCTGGCCAACAAGTTCGGCGCTCCCATCGAGGAGGTCCGGACGCTGGCCGGCCAGAACGACCTGATGCGGTTCTTCAAGCGCACCGATTCCGTCGACCCGCGGGTGAAGCGCCGTTCGTCTCAGGCGGCGCTGGCGGCCATCGCGTTGCTCGATCCCGACGCGACCATCTGATCTTCCACCCAGGCGGGCAGGGCGACCCCACCCGCTGACCGTGGCGCAACACCGCACATCCGGCAGGGCGACCCCACCGGGACTCAGCACGACCACCAATCCGAGTCCCATGAAAGGGGACGCACATGTCCAGCATTGCGGACAGCCTGATGGAGCGCCGCTCGGCGCTCATCAAGCAGGCACAGGAGATCGCCCAGAAGGGCGTCACCGAGGACCGCGACCTGTCGGTCGAGGAGCAGTCCCAGTTCGACGGCATGTTCGCCGAAGCCGGCAAGCTCCAGGAGCGCGCCAAGTCCATCGCTGACGGCGAGAAGCGCGGCAGTGAGCTCGAAGAGTCCTTCCGCTCCGTCACCGGCAAGAAGATGGACCAGGGCGAGCAGGGCCGCAGTGACTCGGGCCTGGCCAAGTGGGCCCGTGAGGCCCGCATGGGCGACACCTTCGAGGTGCAGGCGATTCCGGGTGCGGAGAAGCGCGCCATCCAGACGCGTGGCGCCGAGACCCGCGCCATGTCCGCCTCCGGCGGTGTCGCTCAGGACGGCGTCTACGGCCAGCTGTGGCAGTACGCGGTGGCCGGATCGCAGCTTCTGCAGTCCGGTGTCGACATCCTCAACACCACCGACGGCAACCCGCTGCCACTGCCGGTGGCGACGGTGCACGCCACGACCGGTGCGAGCGGTACAAACAGCCTCACCCCGGCCACGATCGCCGCGAGCGGCAACATCAACACCAACGACGCGACGATCACCACGGTCAACCTGTCGGTCAGCAAGTACGGCTACCTGACCCTGGTGCCGTCCGAGCTGGTGCAGGACGCTCAGTTCGACCTCGAGGGCTACATCTCGCAGGCGGCCGGTCGTGAACTCGCCCGCACCCTGTCGGTTGTCGGCACCACCGCGGCCATCGCCGGGTTCACCACGCAGGGCGTTGCGGGGCCGGTCGGAACCACTGTCAGCCTCGGCTCGCAGTCCACTGCCGGCATGGGTTCGGATCTGCTGGTGAACCTGTTCCACTCGGTGCTCCCGGAGTACCGGACGAACGCCGCCTGGCTGATGGCGGACTCGTCGTTCGCGGCGATCCGCAACCTGAAGGGCTCCCCGAACAACGGCTCGATCTGGCAGCCCGCGCTCACCGCCGGTGAGCCGGACACGCTCCTCGGCAAGCCGGTGTACGTCGTGCCGCAGCTGCCCTCCATGGGCGTCAGCGCGAAGTCGATCTACTTCGGCGAGATGGCTGCGCTGAAGGTCCGGATCGCGGGCGGCATTCGCTTCGAGCGAAGTAGCGAATATGCCTTTGGCAACGACCAGGTCGCCTTCCGGGCGCTGGTCCGCACGGGCGCGGTGACGGTCGACCCGAACGCGGTCAAGTTCTTCCAGAACTCGGCCACCTGACAAGGATGCGGCCGGGCTCTCGGGTCCGGCCGCATCATCCGCCATACCTGGGGCTCTGATGGCAACCACAAGCTTGTTTCTTGCATCAGAGAACTGGGGCATCATGCCGAAGATCACGACGCAGACCGCGTCATCCACTGTCATCACGGCCGCTGGGAACACGGCCACCGCCACGGTCCAACCTGTCGGGAACGTCGGCAGCCCAGTGCTGGTGCACATCGGCGTCAGTGCCGTGTCAGGCACCAGCCCGACGTGGGCGCCGGTTGTGCAGTTCTCCAACGACGGCACCACCTGGCTGGCGGCGAACGCCGACGAGACGATCCCCGCCATCACGACGACCGGGGTCACCGTGTGGCGCGTGGCGCAGTCGCGGGCAACCTTCGTTCGTGTGTCGTGGCCGCTTCCGGGCGGAACGACGCCCTCATTCACGGCCAACATCGCTATCTGGAGTTGATCATGAAGGTTCGTATCGTCAACCGCCCGACCGGGTTGCTGAACGGCCGGGACTGGCCTGAGGTCGGTGAGGTGTTCGAGGTCGAGGACCACCACGGCGCCGACATGTGCGCGTCCGGCATCGGGGAACCGGTGGTGGAGGACAAGACCGAGAAGCGTCCCGCCGCCAAGAAGGCCGAGACCCGGAAGTCTGACGGCTGATGGCGCTCTCGTACTCCGCCGCGATCCGGAACGCGCAACTCGACCAGATCACTACAGCGGTGGGCACGACCGCGAAGCTCCGCATCTACAGCGGCACCCGGCCGGCGAACGTGGCCGCTTCCATCACCGGGACGCTGCTGGCTGAGTTGACGTGCAACGCGACTTTCGCGCCAGGTGCGTCCACCGGTGTGCTGACGCTGAACTCGATCACCAGTGCCACGGCATCAGCGACTGGCACCGCGTCCCATTTCCGGCTGTGGAACTCCGCCGCCACCACCGCCATGGTCGATGGCGATGTCAGCACCTCGGCGTCGGATCTCAACCTGAACAGCACGAGCATCACCTCCGGCGGGTCGGTCGCTGTGACCAGCTTCACCATCACCGCCGGCAACGCGTAGTACCCGACTGGGGGCACACATTATGGCCGGCTATCCGAAGAACAAGGAATCCGTCGACAACATCGTGGGCGAACTCGCCCAGTCGATCAACCGGGACTTCCGCCGCGCGATCGAACTGAAGGGTGAGCTCGACTTCTACGACGACGCCGCACTGACCAGCCTCGGCTACACCGCCGGTGAGGTGGCCACACTGCGGACTCTGGCCACGAACCTCGGTCAGCTCTACAACATCTACACGGGGACGGCGAGCCTGGCGAGCGCCAAGGACTTCCGTCCGGCTCTGCGCGCGGTGTGGGGAATTCTCGGCGACTTCTGAGTTAGGGGCTGCTGATGGCGTTCCGCAGCGCGTCAACAGTGGTCGCCGGAGCGGACAGCGCCAGCCTCGTCGTTGGTGTCCCCGCAGGCGCGACCGCAGGCGACATAGCGATCGTCGCGCTGTACATGGAGACGACCGCCGCGGTTACCCCGGCTTCGGGCTTCACGCAGAAGGCTGACCTGCAGACGACCGCGGCAAGCCGTGGGCGGTGCCAGGTCTTCTGGAAACGTCTCACCGGTGCCGACTCCGGCAGCTACACGTTCTCCTGGTCCGGTACGACGTGGCGCGGTGGCGGTTGCGTGCTGTTCTCCGGCCGGATTGCTACAGGTGACCCGTTCGACGGGACAGGTACGGCGGAGTCGACGGGCAACGTCACCACCCTCGGCGTCACCGCCACCGCGGTCTCTGCCGGTGGAGACGCGGTCGGGGCGTGGACCACGTTCGCTCTACCGGAATCGTTCACCGCACCGGTGAACTACACGGAGCGGATCGACGGCAACTCGCAGCTGACGATCATCTCCCGCGATAACGTGACCTCCGGGTCGACGGGTTCGATCACCCCGACGGCCAGTGCGTCCGATTTCATGAAAGGGTTCCTAGGGATCCTTGCCGGTGCGTCCACCGGTGTCACCGGAGCCGCGGCTGCCACCGAATCGAACGACACCTCCACCGCATCGGGCAAGCTCGGCTACAGCGGCACCTCTGCACGGACGGAAGCAGCGGACACCTCCTCGGCCAGCGGGACCGTCGCCAACCCCGTCACGGGCACGTCAGCGGCTGCACAGGCCAATCAGACTTCCACTGCGACCGGCCAGCTTGGCTACTCTGGATCCGCGGCCGCCAATCAAGCGGCGCAGACCTCCGCGGCCGCGGGAATCCTCGGCTACACCGGCACCGTCGCCCGTACGCAGGCCAATCAATCGGCGGCCGCGAGCGGGCAACTCGGTTACGCCGGATCGGCGACCGCGGCGCAGGCGGCCAACACCTCGTCCGCCTCCGGCACCGTCACGGGTACCGGGATCAGCGGCAGTGCTGCTGTCACCCAGGCTGCGCAGGCATCGACGGCCAGCGGGCAACTGGGCTACTCAGGTACCGCTACTCCCACGCAAGCCAACCAGACAGCGTCTGCGGCCGGGAAGCTCGGATACTCCGGGACCGCTGGAGCCACCCAGGCAAATCAGACCTCGACCGCTTCAGGCCGACTCGGGTACACAGGCACGTCGGGGACCACTCAAGCCGCACAGACCTCGTCAGCTTCCGGCACCTACACTTCCGCCGGCTCGTTCACTGGCTCGGCCGCGGCAACGCAGGCAGACCAGATCGGATCCGCCACCGGCCAACTCGCCTACAGCGGCACGTCGGCGCGGACCGAATCGAACGACACCTCCACCGCCTCCGGGACCGTGGTCAACCCGATCACGGGCACCTCGGCAACGATCCAGGCCAACCAGACCGCGTCGGCGTCCGGGAAACTCGGCTACAGCGGCACTTCCGCACGCACCCAGGCGAACCAGACCTCGGCGGCTACGGGTGTTGTTTCGGGCCCAGTCACCGGGTCTGCAGCTGTGACCCAGGCGAACCAGACGGCCAGCATCACCGGCTACTTCACTGCGCTCGTCACCTTCGGCACCGCATCCGCGGTCGCCATGGCGACCAGTGCAGCGTCCTCTGCATCCCCGGCGACCTCCACAGCGTCTCCAGCGTCCTCGACGGCCCCGGCGTCCTCCGGTGCCACAGGGACCACGGCAGGCGCTCAGGCGGCCACTGGCGCCGTCCCGCAGGCGAACCCAGGCACCTTCACTGTTCCTACCGCGACAGGAGGCTGACATGCCCTTCGACGTCGGCGACTCAGTACCGATCGCGTGGGATGTGAAGGACGCAAACGGGACGCTTGTCACTGCCAGCACCGTGCTGTTGACCGTCACACTCCCCGACGGCACCACTGCCACTCCGACGGTTCCCGCCCCGTCTCCCGCAGGGCAGTACCGCGTCACCTACGTCCCCACCCTGGAAGGCCGGTACGAGTGGCGGGCCGTCACAACGGTCCCGAACACCTCCTACGGGGATGTGTTCGTGGCCCGCGGCAACGTCTCACCCGCGCTCCTGTCCCTGGCGGACGCGAAGAGCCATTTGAACATCTCGCCCACGAACACCGCCACCGACGACGAGCTCCGCGAGTATCTCGAGGCGGCAACGGAGATCGTCGAGAGCTACGTCGGTCCGGTCGTGGCCCGCAGCCACACAGCCAGGGTCTGCGGCTACCGCAGCCAGATCCCGCTGCCACACACGCAGGTCACGGCGGTCACGAGCATCACCGACGTCCGCACGGGAACCACCCCGATCGTCCTGTCGGACCTGTCGATCAACGCTGCAGCCGGGATCATCTCGTACAAGAACGGCCAGACCTTCCCGTACGGAGACCTGGACATCACCTACACGGTGGGCCGCACGGTCGTGAAGGCGAACTGGACGCTCGCGGCGAAGATCATCGTCAAGCACAACTGGGACACCCAGCTTGGCAACCTGCCCAGCATTCAGGGCGATTCCCCTGGGTACGTGGTGTCCGGCGCCGGCTACCTGGTGCCGTTCCGTGCGCAGTCCCTGCTGCAGCCCGACCAAGTGCCGGCGGGCTTCGCCTGATGGCAAGCAAGACAGACGCGGTGATCCTCGCGCTCACCGCGATGTGGACGGCTGCACTGACAAGCGCGGTGGTTGCCGATGGCCCGCAGGCCAACAGTGACGCAGCGAACGACTGGCTGTTCGTCGGCGCCGACGGTGACGCACCGGACGAGGGTAACGAAGCAGCCGCTGTCGAGCAGTCGTGGATGGCCTTCGCTCGCACAAAGCAGGAGGACGGCGAAGTCACCTGCGCGGTCGTGTCGCGCAGTGGCGACACGAACATCCCGGCTCTCCGCGCCCGCGCCTACGCGCTGTTCTCGGCCGCTGAGGACGCCCTACGCGCCGACAACACTCTCGGCGGCCTGCTGATGCAGTCCTACGTCTCGGCGCATCAGTACAGCCCCGCGCAAACGACGCAGGGCGGAAGGGTTCGCGTCGTGTTCACCGTCACCTATCAGGCCCAGATCTAAGGAGATCCACTGTGGCTGCACTATCTGCAATCACCCCGTCGAATGCGGGGACGTTGTCCACCGGTGCCGCGGTGTCATCTTCCGACACCATCGCCCAGTCGATCCTTGGGCCGCGCGGCGCGACCCTGGAGATCATCAATGCCGGCGCCTCGCCCGACAACATCCTCATCTCCGACAGTGGCCTCACGCCAGCGGGTAACACCCTGGCCGTCAACGCTGGCGCGAATGGCGCGACCGTCTCGGCTTCGGTTGCCGCTGGCGCATCGAAGGTGTTCGACATCTCCCCAGAGCAGGTGAACCCGGCGACCGGGCTGGTCACGATCACCCACTCCTTCACCACGACGGTCACCTACAAGCTCTACCCGAACGGGCTGTGATCGCGATGACGAACACCTACAAGGCGATCTCGGTCGTCGGTGAGCACTACTTCGGTGAGGGCGTGTCGGACCTCGACCTGTCGGTGGCCGAGGAGCAGGACGCGCTCGGGAGCCACCACCTGGAGATCGTGCCCCGCCAGTACCGGGTCCTGGCCGACAACTACGCGGCGGGCAAGCAAGGCGAGCTCGTCGATCTGGCGCTGCTCAAGGAGCACGAGCAGGCACTCATCCAAGGCGGCCACCTCGAGCGGGTCGACAAGCCAGCAGCCAAGGCTGCTCAGAAGAAGGAGCAGTAGCGATGGCCCTGTTCACACTCACCGACGCGATGGTCATCGTGAACGGTGTCACCCTGTCCGATCACGCCAAGTCCGTCACCTGCGAGGACACCCGCGACCAGGTCGACTTCACTGCCTTCGGTGCCACCAGCAAGGTCTACGGCAAGGGCCTCGGTGACGCCAAGATCACCGTGGAGTTCTTCCAGGACTTCGCCGCGGCCAAGGTGCACGCGACCCTGCAGCCGCTGATCGGTTCGACTACGCCGGTCGTGGTGGAGATCCGGCCGACGAGTGCCGCGCGTTCCGCGACCAACCCCGCGATCCTGATGACGGCGCTGCTGTTCAGCTACAGCGGTCTGGGCGGCAGCATCGGCGACGCCAGCACCATGTCGGCGGAGTTCCAGAACGCCAGCCAGGCCGGCGTCACCTACCCGACGAGCTAGCCGTGGCGGGCCTCGAGATCACGGGTGCGGACAAGCTCGACGTCCTCGCCAAGGCCCTCAAGCAGTACGGCGACAAGGGCCTTGAGAAGGAGCTCTACTCGTCGATCAACCGATCGGTGAAGCCTCTGGTGACGGACGTGAAGAGGGCGACCCCGCGGTACCTGCCGCGGCGTTATGCGCTCGAGCTGGCGAAGTCGCTCAGGGTCACAGTCACTCGCCGACAGGGCCGCGTCACCGGGGTCAGGCTGATCGGCACCGCGAAGACCCCTGAAGGTAAGAAGCGGGACCTTGCATCGCTGAACCGTGGCCG